TTATAACGCTTTTTTAATGTTATCATTTATACTGTCTATTTTTTTATTCATTACAGGGGTATTTTTAGCCATTTTAGATACACCTTCTACAACATCATTAAATTTTTCAATCTGATTTGTACGTAGTTCATCAACTATCCCTTTCAGACTTGATACATCAGAAGCCAAAGACTCTATCTTGTCAGTTGGAAAATTAATCGTTATCTGTGGCTGATAGCTACTTGCAAGTATTTCCCTTGTCTGTCCGGCAATATCAGGCACATTAGGCATAGTTAAAAGAGGATAATTCTCACTAGTAAGATCAAGCAATGACATCTTTTCGTTGATCGATGAAAGCAAACCCGTTTGCTCTATTGCTTGATTCTTGATCTCTTCCCCAGTTATCTGTAAAGCAGTAAAACGTCCGTTTAGTTCTTCTCCAGTATCTTGAGACATGGCCTCAAATCCTCTTTTTGTAGAATCCTGAGAGGAAGATTCGGATGTCCAGCCAAGCAACTCTTTCAATTTATCCCGCTCTTTAACCGCGTCGGTAACAATGTCGTTCCATTGCTCCTGCAACTTTTTATAATCTTCCTCAGAAATACCTGTTTTATTATCGTTAGCAGCAGCAAAAGCATCATACCATTTTTGTAGTTCGGCTTTATACTTATTACCAAGCATAGTGGTAAGCATAGCCTTCTGCATATACCTCTCAAAATTATTAGCAAAGTCTTTTGCCGAACTATCCATATCCATCAAGGTATCGACAAAGTTATCAAATACGCTATCAAATGAAACTTGGGTAAGCTGTTCTTTTACTTGGTTCTGTATATCCTCTAATTTCTCAGAGCCATTGACAATATCCTGTATGTATTTTACAAAGTCACCGTTTACAGTATTAAGGACAGATACCAGTTTAGGATCGGCAAGCACTTCTTTTAGTTGTTCTGCAGAAAGATTAAGCAATGACTCTACATTCGTGACAGATTCACCGACAGCACCGGATATCCTATCCCAATCCTTTTTACTAAGTCTTTTTTCTATTCGTTTGCCTAAAGAACTTGATCCAATACTTGAGCCGCTTTGTCTTAATTCATTCAGAAGTTCATAATATCTCTGGGTCTGCTGCTTTATCAGGGTTTCTGCTTCTTTCCCTACTTTATAGGCTTCATCCCCATAGGACATTTTAATATACTCTTTCTTCTTGTCTATTAAAGTGTCCCACACGGAATCGAGTGCTTCATATTGGGACCTCATTTCATTGTATCGGGAATAATCAGCACCAAATAAACCATCTAAAGCCTTTACAACAGATGAAATACCGGAAACTGCGCTCATGGCACCACCTACAATATCACCGGACATTATCTGACCAACTCCCATGGCTGTTTGACCGACTCCACCTAAGGCATCAGAAATACCGGCTATTTTATTACCAAGATCGTCGTTGCCAAATATTGTACCAAGATCCTGACCAAACTGAGATATAGCAGGAGTAAATTGAGTCACAGCACTCCCGATTTCTGAAATACCCTGAACAATATTCTTTTTACCCCCTTGTGCTATCTTATCAGTCGCTTGCTTTACTTGCGTTTTGAAAAGTTTAAAAGGGCTTTTCCCTCCCAATTCCCCTTTTAAACGATCAATAGCATTCCTAAGTGCCTCAACTTGCTCAGTTGAAAGTTCTAAATTTTGAAGGGTATTGTCAGTTATACCAAGACCTAAAATATCCTTCTTTGAAACTGTCTTTCCACCAATTTGAGCATTTCCCTGTTCATCCTTAACGGCAGCGAGGTATTGCATCAATAATTCGGCTTTTTCAATGATGCCCTGAATCTCGTTCACACTCTTTTGGGAAGCATCAACAAAAAGCTGTCCCATTAAAGTCGTACTATTCTTCACGGAGTTGTCAAAATCATCAAGCGCATTAGCTTTCTCTTTCATCAAGATAGCTGCATCACCCGCCGTTTCGGCCTCCTTTATGGCCTTATCATATTTCTCAATAATGGCCAGCCTTTTCTGTTGATAGTTGCCAAACTTGATAAGATATTCGTTCCAAGACGCCTCTTGATCGCGTATCTTATCATCAAGTTGCTTTTTGGACGTATTTTCTATAATGGTATCCCAGATAGAGCTAATCTTTCCTGTATCCACCTTAGAAGAATCAAAAGTCTTTTTCTGATATTTGTTATTCTCTTTGGCCTTCAACTCTTCCTGAGCATCAAAAATCTCTTTCTCAGCTTGAATTACAGCCTGGATCATATCTTCTTTTTGTCTTTCCAGTGATTGGATCTCTTTCCGGTTATCCAATTCCCTCTGCATACGCTTCTTCTCAGCTCCTTCAGTCATGGCATCGATCTCAGACTGTGAAATTTCCATTTCCATATCTTCAGCCCGCCTTTTACGCTGGATTGCCTGTTTGCGTTCTATTTCAGAGATCTTATCATTCTGGGAACGAATACCTTCTTGCTGTTTGCGAAGTTTTTCAGCAGCAGATTCTTGCTTGGCAGGAGACGAATATTTATCTATCTGTTTTTGTGCCTCCTGTATCTGCTTGGTATACTTATTCCATTCTTCCGAGTTTTTCTTAGATACATCCAAAGCATCACGAGCTGATTCGGCTTCTTTTTTCCTTATTTCCCAATATTTTTTGTTTTTAGCCTGCTTTTCTCTTGCAGACTGTAATGTTTCAAGAGATTTTACAAATGAAGAAACTTCATCACGTGAAAAATCTCCAATCATATCTCCCGTAACTTTAGAAAGAGAGGATTTCCATTGAGATATTGACTTTTTCAGTTCGCTATCAGAAAGCTTCTTAGCTTCTTCTATACGAGCATTTATATAATCAGAATTAACTGCCGATTGAGCTTCTTTTTGTTGCCTTTGTAGTTCTATCAGCACATCGTTAGCCTCTTTTATTGCTTCCTCACTACCCGACATCCTTGACACATATTCTTCCTGATTCCTAACTTTGGCATTTATGGAAACAAGTTTTTCCTGATTGCTCTCTATTTTCCGTTTAGATTGTTCCTCGTTAAGGTCTTTCTGCAACTGGATCAGATTTGTCAAATGTCCTTCCTCATCAATATATTTTTCAATGATTCCCGGATATGCTTTTTTTAGTGATTCTATTGCAGCATTTCGGTTTGCGGTAGCTTGCGCTTCATCGCTTGCGACAGAAATAAGACGTTGGATTTCTTGCCTGTGAGCTTCTTCTTTTCGTATGGCATCTTCTTTGGAAGCGTTATATCTTTCTTGTGCTTCCTGTGCTTCGGTTGTCCTCTTACTAAACGCCCATACTGCAGATGCAGCACCAATCGCTACCGTAGCTAATAACACATAAGGATTCTTCAACATAGTAGTATTCAACAACGCCTGTGCCTTCTGTGCCAGTAATATTCTCCCACGCATAATCATTGTGGCAGCAGAGTATCCATTTTCAGCAACAGTAACAAGCATCACAGCAGTTCTGTACGCTCCATAAGTAGTAACTAACCCAACCAATACCTTCCCCACCGTTTCATAGTTTTCAATCAGTGAAGTGGTCATCTGAATCCCCTTCATTATGACACCTTCCGACTTCTGCCCCAGCTCGTTAAAGGCTGCATCCATCGCATCCTGCATCATGGATAACTGCCCATTGATTGTTTTTGAAGCGTTCTCAGACATATTATAGAACTTTCCACCTGCGGAAGTAGCGTCTATAAACGCTTGTTGAACCATTTCTGCGGAGATAGCGCCTTTAGACATTTCTTCTTTCAGAGTGGCGATAGACTTACCTGTCTTTTCGGAAATTTGCTGGAGAGGGTTGAACCCTGCATTAATCATCTGATTGAGGTCTTGCCCCATCAACTTGCCAGCAGCGGACATTTGAGAGAAAGCCAAAGTAAGAGAGTTGAACTTACCGGATTCTCCCATAGAAATATCACTAATGGCTTTCATGTACTTGATGGTATCCTCTGCCTGAATATTGAAACCAAGCATCATCTTTTCCGCTCCAACTATATCTGACATAGTAAGTGGAGAAATCTTCGCCAGCTCTTTGATTTGCGGAATCAACTGTCCTGCCACATCCTTTCCAACCATTGTTTCAATAGCAGTTTGTATAGACTGAAATTCACCGCGTACACGAATCATTTCAGAACCTAACGCTTTGAGTGCGCTAACACCACCGATAACCGCCAATGCTTTCTTCCAAGAGATAGCAATACCCTCGTTGGTTGCTACAACTTCTTTCCCGTCATTATTGTAAAGCTCGTATTCGTCACGGAGCTTTTTAACCGACAACCGAGCATTGGCTTGCTCTTGGGTTAGATTGAAAAGTACACTCTTTTGTTCCCTAAGTTTTTCACTTGTGGATTTTATCTTAGCTTCCAAAGAAGATGTATCTCCATCTTGTTTTAATGCTTCACGATACTTGTCTTTAAGACTGGATAATTCATTCTTTAACTGCTGGATGGTTCCACGCTGGAGTGTAATCTTCTCTGACAATCCGTTTACGACTTGGGAAGCATCAAAGATTTTCTTCTTGAAGTCACCTTCCATCTCTGCTCCAGCTTTGGCTGCATTAGTTACCAACTCATCCAATCTTTGATTAGATGCAGCAAGTTGAACATTTAAAGCCTTGAAAGCAGCAGGAGACTGCGTGCCATCCATGCTCATTAACTCTTGTTTTAACTTCGCAATTTCATTACGGAGCCTTACAACTTCTTCCCAGTCACTACCTACCTTAAAATATAATTTCGCCATATCTATTTCTTTTTCCTACGATTAGCCAATTCCTTACCACTGATTCTATTCACCTTCTGACCACCATATACTGCGTGTAATTTATCCCGTTGCATCATCAGCAGATTCCGATAAGGGATAATCTCAAACACTTCTGTATAACTCAGATGCAGCGTGTCAATCAAATGGGCTATCTGCCCGAAGAACGTTGTGTTTCCTACTGTTTCGGTCTTGCTGCCAGCATCGACACGTTCCTCATCGAGCTGACACACTGAAAAGCCGATATATCCATCATAGAGAAACAGACTTCCAAGGCATCTTTGACTTCTTCAAAAGTGCCGTTCTCCAATTCTTTGACCAAACTATCATTCCCGCAGATGAAGCATGAAATACCTTTCAGCATATCTTCAGTAGCTTCAGGAAGCTCTTTAATAGCCTCCATGATATTATCTCCTCTCAGGGCGATATCGGAAAAATGATGAATGGCACGACAGATAATTTTAATTGTAGGAGGTTTAATGGTATAAACCATCCCTCCTATCTCCACATTCTTGAAATCCAGCCCTAACAAAGCATCAGAAACCGTTTTTGCTGCTTGATTCATATTCTTAAACTAAAAGGGGGAATGGTATATATCCATCCCCCGGTTATCACTCTTGTGCTTTTACCAATGTTATCTCTTTTTTAAGAGTGGTATCAACTTCAGAAGGAGTGGTTTTAATATCTCCTGACTGAGTGACGTACCCCACTTTCGACACTTCATAGTGAACGGTAGCCCCAGCATTCACCTGCTTTGACCTGACCGTTGCACCGTCCAGCTTTACGGTCGCATCGGAAGGAGTAGGTACAATGGTTACTGTAGTTCATGCCTGCAAAGCTTTAATCTGCCCCTCTTCGTAGTTATACTCAGAAGAAACGCCTTCAATTCCCGGTTCCTGCACCAAGCCTTTTACAGCGATTGCAATTGCCTTATCCGTATTGGCTTCACGGGAAACAATACGGCATTTTGGGAAGATGAACCATACATCATCATCGGTCAGACAGAACAATGCTTTGTTGATAATAACTTTATCCAAAGCACGCTTCCAACCTACATCTTTAGATGTTGCCTGAATAACATCGCCACCCATGAACGCTTTCTTGGTCTTCCAGTCATATTGTCCGATAGAGAAAGCGGGCGATACTTCTCCCGGCACATCATCGTAACGGTAATTCTTTCCCGTTAATTGGTTCTTGTACCCAGTGACGGAGGCTTCCGTTTCCTCAATCTGCCACGTTTCCCCGTGTACATTCAAAACCTCATCTTTCGCTTTGATAGCGGCTTGAATCAAAGTCTTTGCGATTTCGGGGGTAATGTCTGCCGTAACCTTATCAATATCGGCAAACAAGATTCTTTTTATTCCTACTGCTGAAATCATAATCTTATAGTTTTACATTTATTACTTCAAATAAAATTCTCACATTCACGTAATGGCATTTCAAAGCTGTATCCGCTTCCGTGCCAATTGATTCGATAGAGTAACGATAGGTTGTACCGTCATAGGTGCTTACTACATCATCAAGCAGCTTGCCAGCCTTTCTTTCAAGTTCGTTAAGCCGGATTGTGTTCGCTTCATTCTCGCTTAAATTGGGTACACATAGATTCACTTCTGCGAAAGATTTCTTCCAATACTTTCCCGGCTGTTGTTTCTTCGTGTGGATAACGATTCTTTCAGAGGTCAATTCACCCGTCAGCGTTTCACCATCAGGCACTATATCTATTCCGAAAGCCTTGCAGTCCCGATAGAGAATGTTTCCTATGTCGGTAGTTACTATCATACTATCAAATATTGGACGTTTTCGTCATATTCGAGAAATACGTGACAAACCAAATCTCCAAGTTGAACCGTTCCGGCAAATCTTTTTCCAGCCAAATCTGCATCTGATACGTGTTGCCCCGTTCCGTACATATAAATATCCACAAAGCACAATTCTTTCTGATATTCATCTACGATAGCCCACAAGCAAACAGTACCTCGTTGTACTTGAACAGACAATATCCTCGCCCCGATAGGCAGACATAGTTTTGAATGGTCTGCAACAATCAATTCATACTTGAATATTCTTTTCATTTTTCAAATTCTTCTTTTAACCGTTTCTCCGCATATAGAGCAGCACTACTCAAAACATCATACCCTTTAGATTCTACGAATGATGCGTATTCCGCTTCGTTTTTCAGTGTCAAACCATCCTTATCGACATCGTAATCATTGGACGTTCTCAAAGTGAGTGTATGGTCTTGATAATCGCCATTTTCCTCTGCGTACTTCACGGCTTCATCGCCTACATCAATCATCTTCTTTTCGACCTCCCATTCTCCTTCATCGAAAAAGGAGTCAACATCTGAGAAATCGAAATCTACATCCATAATTCCGAGTAGTTAAAGTAGTTTGTACTCTTTATCGTGTAGACTTCGCCTTGACCTCTTACGCCATCACCATCCATGCAACGAACCTCCTGCCCTACTTTGATAGTTATTCTTTTCTCACACACTACATGATAATTCGGACGATATACAGAGCCGTTATCAGAGGAAAACTCTTTCGTAGTGTTATCGTCACAACGGCACTTGCATACGTCTTGCCAGCTTTCACCACCTGTTCCGGAAATAGGCCGGCCGAACTCATCCTTATCCATCGGAGTGATAACCTTTACCTGCAATATGTGTGGAGCGAATATCATAAGAATGTCACTTTAGGTTTGTTACTCAGTTCGTCTTTCAATCCGTACTGTTTACACAGAAGCGAATAGTAGTCCTTAATACCTTGAATGTTCCAAGACATAGAGAAACCGCTTTCACTGATTGAAGTGGCACGAAGTAAAAGAGAGGGGATGAACTTTGCAATTGCCACCGACACAAGACCGTAGCAATCCTCGTTCATCTCTTCCTCTCCGCTTATCTTCGAGGCAAGACACATATCCAAAAGGTCAGCCTCCGACAATTGAATGCCGAAGGTCTGGAACTTCTGTTGTATGTAGCCGTTTACCGTCATCTTAATATGGTGTAATCAATCTACTATATACAGTGTAACTATAATGCGTACAATACTTCGATTTATAGATGTACCGGAACGGACACTTAGGAACCGAAATCTGCTTCCCCTGTGTAGCCACATTCATCGTCATTACACTTTGTACAACCGGACTATTCGTTATCAGCATCACAGGCTGCGAATCGGTCAGCACAAAGCAATTCAACGGAGCAGCTTCAAAAGTGACATACTGAATATCCGGCAGACCAACATCCACCGCAGCTAACTCTGATTTGGACGGAATAGGTTCACTAATACTTGATGCCTGTACACCCAACGAAACCAAAGACATCATCAAAAAGCCACACATGGCAAAAATAAAATTCTTCATTTCTTTACTGATTTATAAAATTAGACAATAGGGTGCGACCCTCACACCCTTACTATTTACGCGTTCATCGTTGAAAGGTCAATGTTCACAATCTTGTTAGGAGCGATAAACTCAGGAATCCATTCGGCGGTGTATTCCATGTATCGACCTTCTTCGTCACGATAGTTGCAAACCGACATCTGACCTTCAGCAGTATTGTAAGAACGTCCCGGAACAGGGTCCGTCATTACATACGGCTTATGGTGACGCATCTTCATCACCTTGTCCGTCTGCAACAGGGTGATGCGGTTGTCGGCGTAAATCTGCACGTTCTCGCCCGCCTGATTCTCTACGTAGTCCTCTTTGATCTCAATTGCAGGAAGCCCGATTCCAGTAAATACGCTGGATGCCATCTGGTCAGTCACCAACCCTGCATTAACCATGAACTCACGCTCACCAAGAATCATCTTGAATTTATCACCGAACTCAGAAGCCCCTACAATGTTCTTCATAAACGTACCACGAGACATAATCATTTTGGAGAATACACCGTATTTGGCTTTCAATTTCTGAATCTCCTGCTGCAAGTAAGAGATAAATACATTCTTTGCTGAAGCGTCAGGAGTAAGGAAGTGGAACGGTAGCTCGATGTCCAACAATTCGATGTTTTCCTTATTATCGGCCAAATGAACCTGCGCCTTACCAGTCATCAACAATTCAGGAACGATAATATCCATACGCTTGTGCGGAGCAAGCAGAATCTGACGGTAATCATCAACTATAAAATCGATAATCTCCTGCAAGATTGTACGTTGATCAGCTGTATTGGCTGCATTGAACTTGTCAATGATATCCTGTAACTGTGACAGGCGCTCAATATCCATTTGATAACGGTCGCCCAAGTAAGCAATTTCAGTATAACCACTTCCAAGGCTACGTCTTTCACGAATAGGCTTCTGATCATTCTTACCCAGAATGGAACCGGCAACAACACCCGTTACTGTCCCAAGATAAGTCTTGAAAACACGGGTTTTGGTTTCCAAGAAATCTCCGTATTGCTTCCAGTAGATTGTGTCCAGTCTCAACTGGAGGACACGGTCAATAATCGCCTGAACGATATTGGGATCTGTAAATAAAGTTTGTATGGTCAAATTCATATCTAAACTTTTAATGATTAATACTCAAACTGGAAACGGCTTGTCAATCCCACCTTATCCAGCTCATGGATCGGAAGAACCAACTTGCTTTCCTTTACCTCATAGGCTTGCATCAAGAGAGTGCAGAGAACCGCTCCATCGCTCTCAACTTTCTTCGCATCATAAAGAACGAAGTTTGCAGTGTTCTTCTTCACTGTTCCACCCACTGCGGTAGCTTCGAAAAGAACCGTATCCTTAGCGATATTTTCTCCGAAAGCCGCTTTGATGGTTAATACATCATAATCCTTGATTGACTTGTCGATAGATGCTACCTCTGCGCCTTTCTTTCCGCTTCCGATGAACATACCCTGATAAGCCAAAGAATCTTTTGCCACCTTGATGGTGAGATTAGAGTCTCCTGTGGTATAAGCTTCAACCACTTTCACATTGCGGACGGGAACGAGTGTCCGTTTCTTCAAGTCCGCTTGTACAGGTGTGAATACAGGAAGAATAGAGCCTACTACAAGGTTGGTAATATCCAACTTCCACGGTCCGCTCTTTCTGACACCCGTCTCAACACGGTAGAACTCTTCCGGTTTGTATTCCGGGGTCAAGTTATACTTAGTACCTGCTGCCATAAATTTTACTTTTTAGATTCAACAATAGTTTTTGTTCCTTCCGAAATCATATTCGCAATAGATTCAGCTTCCTTCTCCATCTTTGTTTCCGCTGATTCAGGAGGAGTCACACCACTAAAGCCGATATTGGCAAGTTCCTGTTTAGCGTCCTTGAAATAAATGTCTAAGTCTGCATCATCAGGAATCGCATAACGCTTTGCGAATGTTTCGGGAATACCATACTCCTTTGCCTTTGCCAAAATCTGCTCTTGTCGGGTAGCCTGTGACTTCTCAGCCTTAAACTGAGCGAGTTCATCGGAAAGAGGCTTAACAGCAGCACTCACCGCATTCGCAATGATGGTCGCCATGTCATCTTTCTTATCTTCCGGCTTTGGATTTGGGTTAGGATTGGGATTAGGGTTCTCGATTTTATTTTTCAATTCGTCCAATTGTTTTTGCAGACCCGATTTTTCGTTTCTAACAGTATCAATGTCTCCTTGAAAAGCTTTTAAAAGTCCTTCGACCCCACTAATAGCAGTTTCTATTTGACTTTCTTCAGTAACGGTTTTAGATAAGTAGTCGGCCACCCCGTCAAATGCTTTATCACCAAACCCAAAGGTTTTATACTTCGTTTTTAGTGCTACTAAGATTTTTCCTTTCATACCGTATGAATTATTAAATTTGAAATTCAATTTGCGGAAGTAAAAATACCACCAATACGGATGATTAATAAATATTTGAACTTCTGATTCGTGACCTTCGCTTTGATGTCACAAATGCGGTATAAAAGTAGTGAGTAAGTAGGTGGAAGGGAAATAATTAAATAGGTGATAACGAACAATAAAGAGAAGGTTTGATAATGGCAGAAAAAAGGCTCACAGAATAACTGCAAGCCTAAAATTTATTACCCCCAAAAAATATTTATTCCTTTATATCAACTAGTATTTTATCGGATAATATTCTTCTTCGTACTCAATAACTAATTCTGATGAAACCCTTAGTTCAATCAGCCTTGGATCAGTCGGTGGGATATTATCATCTGTCATAGGAAGAAGTCTTCTACACTTTGGCAAATTACACCATGTTCTATCTCATTCTCTATCTTTGCCAAACTACAAGAGATTAATAGCAGCCAACTCTTTAGTCAAAGACTGAATACCTTTCTGAATCTTCTCCAACTGCTGTTTGCGCGGTTTATGTACTCCGGCAGCATAATGCCATAACTGACGCTCATTGATTCCCGTAATCCGACTCAATGCAGCTTTAGTAAAAATGTTGCTGTAGTAGTTGATAAAGGTAGCAGCATCAATTTTGAACTTTAATTCAAATTCCCCAGACAACACCTCGCAAGGATTAGTATTATCTTCCAGATACAACTCGATTGCTTCCTTCATATTATCTTCTAACTCTTTCATATCATTACCAACTGTAATGACGGGAGCACCTTCGATATAAGCACTCAAGTTCTTTCCTGCGTGTTCTACAATAACTTCTACTGTTTTCATATTACCTCCTTTTTTAATTAAGAGAACAAGGGGGCTACTTTAGCCCCGCTTGTCTCAAAATGCTGTAATAAGTGCCTTTCTCAACGCCTTTGCTATTATGATTCGGTACAATAACCACTTTACCATCTTTTTCAAATTTCATGTGGCTACCTTTCTGACTCTTTAGAACAAAACCGTTTTCTTGCAACATAGTTACAACGTCTTTCACTGATTTGTAACTCATAACGCTTTGGACTTAATTACTATGCAAATATAGTAATAATATGAATACTAACAAATAATTTATTCATTATTTTACTATGAATAAAAAAATAGCGGCAACTCTCATGAAGCCACCGCTAACTATTCTATTTTTCTTATACTAAAATTATAAACTCCGTAATTTTTCTGACTAAGAAGCATTTTTCTGTCCCTTATTTCCGATCTGCTCATTCTTTGCTGCTTGCTCCTCCTCGATTTCTGCAAGTTCCTCTTCGATAATGTGTTAATTTTCCCTATTATATATCTCTTTAATTTTCCCCTCTGCAAACTCATTTATATCAGAAGAAGTACATCCTGATTCGTTAAAAAAATCACTTATGTCAAAATAAATCTCCTTATGTTTATTCCCTTTCGATATATATATTATATCAAAAGGAATTGATTTATTCCCGTCCAATGTTATATCTCTCAGCATTTGCATACCCCAACTATAATCAGGGTAGTATTTATTTATCCATTCTCTTTCAGAATGCACTCCCAGAGCATGTGTTATTGCATGGATTTTAACAATATCAAAATGTTGGCTTCGAAGCATTATTTCAAAAGTTATTGTCTCATCTTTATAGTTAATTACAAACTCCCTTTTCTTGAAAAGCCCCTTTATAAAGTCATAAATTTGCTTTATCCCATCTCTTAGTGACGGAATAAAACCTATTACTACAGCTATTATAACAATAGTAGCTATAATCCAATTATCTAAAAGGAAATTAATAATTGTGTCGTATTTTGTTGCTTCCATATTATTCCTTGTCTTTATTTAAAATAGCAATGCCATATATTAAACCTTCCATTTCAGAAGCTGCATTTATTTCATCACCAGAATACCACACATCTTTTACTTTATCCTGTATCTGAATAGCTCTTTGATATGAGTCTGGATATAAATCTTTGTTTTCTTCCATAAAAGATAAACCAGCTTGAATAAACCCTCTATTTGTAAACTTCATATTACGTTTATTTATCAGTTCAACAGCCGCCTTTTGTACACTTTTAGTTCTTTCCAACTTAGTATTTAATTGCACTAACCATCCACTAACAAACACAACAATAACAAAAGAAATCCATAGAAAGTATTTGTTTGTTCTGAATTTGTCAGGAATAACAAATCCTACTATCGTTATTATCCCTGATACTATTGTTAATAATAAAAGATAATTCATTTTCTCAATTAATATATCATATCATCAACATATCCAATACAAGCATAAGAGCCCTGAAAAGATGTAAGTACTAAATATTTCCCATCTCTATAATTAATCTCTACATTTGACAACTGATGCCCTATGCTTGCACAGTACTGAATGATGTCATTCAACGAAGTTACAGGAACTTGTGTATATCCATTAGGATGAAAATAAATCGTCTTCATAATATTTGCTTCCTATTTTTTATTGGTTTATAATTTTCCAGCTAAATTCTTCACATCCTCCGCAGACTTTACTTCATGCACGGTATCGCCCACTTTTACGAAGCCTACTATATCTCCAGTGTTTGACTTTTCAAATAGTTCAGTTACTGGGACACCCAAAGCATCGGCGATTTTTTCCAATGTACCAATAGTGGGGTTGCCATTAATTGCTTTTGATAGCCCAACTCGTGACAAGCCTATTTTTTCAGCGAGTTCAGTTTGATTGATTCCTGCCTCTTTACATAGTTCTAAAATTCTAAATCTCATATATGTATATATTTAGTTTACTCCCATTATTTATGGCAAAGTTACTCAAAGTTTTCATATTAGCTAAATAAGACAACTAAAAGTATTCTTTTTATAGTTTATTAACTATCTATATTTTGCTAATTGAATACTTATAGTTTACTTTGTAATATCAAAATGATAACTAAAAGTATAATTTAAAACATATAAGAGTATGAGCACAAAATTTAAAAGTCAGATGAAAGAGGTAATGCAAATGGCATGGTCTTTTGTTCGCAAGAACGGTTATTCAATGAGCGAAGCATTGAAATGCGCATGGGCTAATTTAAAGCTGAAAGCGGCTTTGAAAGTGAAGATAGTAGAGTTCTACTTCAAAAAGACCGATGGCACGCTACGCCAAGCCTTTGGTACTCTCAAAGAGAATCTTATCGGTGAGGTAAAAGGTACAGGCAGAAAGCCGAATGACAATCTGCAAGTGTACTGGGACACAGAGAAAGAAGAATACAGATGTTTTAAGAAGTGTAACCTTATTAAAATCGCATGACAATGAAAAAGAAAAGTATGGCAACAGTTGAGATTGAATGCTCAAATACACATTCAATACCAGTATTCAGCGACTTTTTAAGTGAAGTACAAAAGCGGTTTGATATTGAGAAAGAAGCTAAGAATGAATTATATTCTTTTATCATACAGATGGGGTTGTTAGACCAATTTAGAGAGTTTTCTCAGCATTATAGGGGCGTGAATCACCATGCTGCGTGTATTGATATGCTTGCAGTGTAGTTCTTAACACGATTATCCAAAGGCAGCCTTCGCACGACATTAAAGACTGCCTTTATTATTCACTCTTAAATGAAATAATTATGGACGAAATTTGGAAAGATATTGAAGGGTACGAAAACGATTACCAAGTATCAAATTTAGGCAGGGTAAAATCCTTGCCAAAGAAATGCTGGAACGGCAAAGGGTATTGGTTTAGAGATGGGCGTATTTTAACGCCAGTCAAAAGCCAAAAGGGGTATTTGAATGTATGGTGCAGAAAGAACATATTCAAGGTTCATCGCTTGGTTGCAAATGCTTTTATACCTAATCCGCAAAACCTACCACAAGTAAATCACATAGACGGTGATAAAACCAATAATTGCGTTGCCAATCTTGAATGGGTTACTGATGGTGAGAACCTTCTACACGCATATAGAGTTCTTGGTAGAAAGCAAAAAACTGGTAAAAACCACCATAATTCACGAGCTGTTATACAATTGAAAGACGGCAAAATTATAAATTTATTTGATAGTCTTAATGAAGCAGCACGCGCGACAGGCGCTCATTTTTCGGGCATTTCAATGTGTTGTAGTGGAAAAATTAAAAAGCACAAGGGGTATCAATGGAAATACAAAGAGGAGTGATTTCACTCCCCTTTCTTTATGTTTTGTTTCTGCATTTCAGCGTTTATCTTTTCTTCTTGTTCTTCTTTTATCTCAGCGAGTTCTTCTTCGATGCGGTCAATATTTCCAGCAAACATTACCCCATGTCGTTGCGACCATACACCACCTGACACAGCTTTTACAGCTATATTAACTTTATCTTCTAAATTATCAAGACGATACGGAACAACTTCTGTACTAATATCTATCGTTTCAGATGCTTTGTTAAATTCAGATGGATTAATAGAGCCTAAAGCAGAGACTATGAAGTTCACACGTCTTTGCAAGAACTCACCTATCACCTCGGCATGATTTTGAACTTGCAAATGTGTCGAAAGAAACACGTAATCGAAAGCTACTCCCGACAAGGCATTTCCAGCGCCGCTCAACTTTTCAAAACTGATTTGCGGTGTATTTGTCATAGAATATGCTTTCTCAAAGAGGGTTTCTACCTCAAATTTTACGGTGTCATTTGCTTGATTCCATGTTAGATATTGGGCATCAGCACCTTCTCCTGTAAGTTTGACCATTCTATCCTTAACCTTACCCATGAAGCCCTCTACATCTCCAATTAGCTTCAGCAGTGGGAAGAAATGATAGTCAATGCAATCGGCATAGTTGGATAGTAGTTTCTCCAAGCGGACCCGGAAGGTCTTAATCTTCTTGCAATAAGGTTCGGGACGGTAGGCATAGAGAACCGGCAGTTTTGGAAAGCCATGAGCGAAAGAAGTTCTTTCTTCATACCCTTTAGACAGATCCCATTGATAGACCATTCTGTCTGTAATAGTCATAAAGCAGGTAATTTCCGAATCGTCCATGAGTTTTTTCTTATACTCACGGGAGAAAGCAATCATCTTACCTTCATCGTTGAAGAACGGATAAAGTTTATCCCCTCTGAATGGTGACCACAATACACTTTTCAGCTTCTTGGTTGGCTTCACCTTACCTCCGAAGGTAGTCTTCACCTTCTTCCAAAACTTCGCCCAGAACGAATCATCATCGGTCGCATACCAATACTCGGCAACTTCCTGCTCAGAAAGCCAAGCGCGGACTATCTTCTTGTTCTGATACTTGATTTTGTTGGACTTAAATACAGCTTTGACCGCATCCAAGAGTCTCTTTTCGTCATCATCCGCAGGAGTACAGTCTATAGACGGCTCAGTGCCTACTGTAAAAGCCGTTTGAATGTTTACGATGTCTTGCTCCAAGGGAATAGAGATACGGTTTACCGGTTCGGTTTTGTACTGTGCTTCGGTTTCATAGGCATTACCTGTCTTCTCATCGAAAACTTTCTCCGCTTCCTTTTCAAGAACCTTCCTGTCCGGGTACTTCTCTTTATCCACCATGATTTCATGGCGTTCCGGATTCCAATCATCCCACAACTTGCAGTGGTCGGGAAGCTCAGTTTTCCTACCTTTCTTCAGGTAGCTTATCTTCTGCCCAATATCGGGCAATACTAATATTTCTTCTAAACTCAATGGCATAGCTTATATTTTTAGTGTGTGAATATTCCAGTTAAATCTTTCGGCTTCTGAATCTTTCCCAGAAGCTCACCCAAAACATAATAACGGGCAGCATCTATACAATTATGCACGAGAACCCCATTAGCGAAGAACTCGTGCATATCTTCAACTTCTATATCGTAAACGTTACATATATCTTCCTTTACTATCTCTATCTCTTTCAGCTCTGACGCTTGCAGAAGATTGTCCGCTACATCTCCTACAACAAAATTCGGTCTTGCTGTATTTATTTGCGACAAATTCATTGCCACACCATTTGCATTTCCTCTTTTCGTTATCTGTCCCTGAATGATACCGATAGGCTGTTTTGCATTTGTTTGAGCAAAACTTATTATTTCCGTTTGAAATGGCAGAAAACTCTTTTCCACACCATTCACAAATGAAGGTTTCCGGCTTTGCATTTGCAAATTGCTCTTTTGCTTTTTTGCTATGCCATTTCCTTCCCTCTTCTGATTTGTGCCATCCAACGGCAAACTTGCTTGCTTTGGCAATATTCTCTCTTCTCCATGCAAGCAGTTCATTGTCTCTACTTTGCTCTTCTGCGTGATGCCGTAAATGTGCGTGCATCTCAACAAGTTCAAGATTGGATATATCATTATTCCAAGTGTTTTCATCTTTATGGTGGACATGATACCCTTTAGGTATTTGCCCATTATAGAATTTCCACACTTCACGATGTAGTCGTTTTGTTCCACGGGAGAAATAACGTTCTCCGGCATATAATTTGTATTCTTTGCCATTAAAGACTTGCACGTATAGAGTACGTCCCCTTTCGTCAGTTCTTGTAATTGCTTCCATCCATTTATAGTTTTAAATTTATGCTCAGGCGTTGCCTTTATTTCAACTATAAAGTTACTAAAAACCAACCGAGTATGCAATATCTTTCTACATCCATTATCAAAGAATTTGTTAACCTTTCTAAAACCGTTTGATGTGAGTACATAATCACCCTTTCTAATCTTATCAATTCGCTTATTCCCTACGCTTGTCATTACAAGAGTCTCTCCTACGAAACAGTGGTTGTCATGGTCTTCGGGTTCATTGATATACTTTCCATCCTTGTCCTTCGCCCACACATACTTTCGGAACTCGCTTTGCAAGTTATACGAATGCTTGGTTATGTATATCTCCATGTCCCGCATCTTATCGATGCCGGCATTGATAGAGCCTGCTCCTTTTTCCACCGCATATATCTTAATACCTCCGTTATGTATTTCTTGAATCAAACGAGGGTCTGCGCTATCGGCAATAACCTTCAATCCCCACGGTCGAAGCGTTTTGATAATGTCAGAAGAAAGAAGTCCGGTCCGGTAATCTACTTCGTCCAAATACAGAGCGTTACCTACAATACCGCACCGAATAGAAGCGGACGGGTCGTGTGTGTAGCCAAAATCTTGCCCGATAGCCACCTTCTTAGCCCAAGCCGGGAATTCATCAACAATTCCCCACTTCTTGAATACAGCACCTTCCGCAACGTCAGCCCAGCGACCGATAACCACATGAGCATACTTTTCGGGATTGCTCACCTTCATATCCTCAACCTCCTTCAGAAACTCTGGAGAAAGATTCTCCAAGTTATCAAGATAGGTAGTATGGATATGAAGTACATTCGGGTGCGTGGAGATTTGGACTTGCACCCCATCAATCTCTACGAGTTTATGGGTATTTTCGATGTATTTTTTGTAGATAAAGTGATTGGAATCACAAGGATTCATTATGATGATTATTCGGTTCTGAATCCCTTTCTTACGGATGGAGAGCATTATCTTGTCGAACTCTTCTTCATTCGTCCATTCCTCCGCTTCATCACAAACAAAAGTAGTAATACCTTGGATGGATTTCAATTTTGCCGTTTGGTTCCCGGAAGAGGTCTTGATACCTCGGAACATGATACGGCTTTTAGTCATTTTGTTGACTATATCTGTCTTGGTGGTCTTGAAATACTTCGTTGTTCCGTCAAGGTCTATCTTTTCCATCATTTCCGGAATGATAGACATACCGGCAGAAACCATCGTGTAGCGGGTGTAGAGAATCTGATGTACAATCTTCTCTACCGGGGTCATTTCAAAGGTCAGCCGTTCTATGAAGGTGGAAGCATTGAAAGATTTTCCGCTACCACGTCCACCGGTGATAAGAATTATAAATTTTTCCTTATCCTCGTATAATGGATGGTAAATTTCTTGAGGTACTATCATTTCAGCTTGTCTTTAATCCAAGAATCAATGTTGATGCCATGCTCTATGTCTGTTGGAATATCAGCGTCTTCATCTTGTTTGCGCTCAATCTTTCTCCAATCTTCATCATGGTGGTACAGCCAAACGGACATTGCTTGCAAATTAGGAGCCAGTTCACTCTCATTTACTTGCAATTCTTCCTCACCGGTCAAATTGCCTTCTGTGTCACGGAGCTTTCTTACTACGGTGCTTTTCGTTTTAATTCCACCAAGAGCCATAGCAAGGAACTTAGCCCTTACCGTTGCATTGATGGTCGCGCGCCCACGCGCTAAGACTTCGGATATTTCGGCGTACTCACTTTTCTTTTCGCAGAAAGTTTGCGGCAGAATCCCCATGGCGTAGGCTATTTCCTTGTCAGTGAATCCCTTTTTAGCATACGATTCCACGAGAGAAAGAAAGTCCTCACTTGTATAATCAAACTTGGGCTTTCTTCCTCCTTTACCTTTTCTATTTGTAGATTCACTTTTACTCATAATCAATTATCCGTTATTATTACCCATATATATGCGGCGAGAGACCGGCTTATTTCCATAGATATTAATTCCTCTTTTTGAGAAATAGCTATCTATTCTTGCACCATATCTTCCCATTATGGATTTCGTCCGATCTCTTATGCGTCTTTGTTTATCTGCACCAAGTCCGTATTGTCTCCCGGCATTATACATTATTCGTCTGGACTGTTGATATAGCTGACCATATGTTTTCTTTCTAACTCGGCATTCCTCCCTAAAAATTAATCAATTCTTTCTACTTGTTCATCAAATACTTCTCCCTTTATGAACTTCATATCGGGGTCATATCCGAACCGTTCACAGAAAGCGGCTTTAGCTTCATAGGTGTCAAAGGACAACATCACATAGGCATCCATATCTTCGGCTGTCTTCTGTGCGTTCTCCTTTACTTGTTGCTTGACCTCCTTCATATGGGCAACCTTCTCGGCGCGTTCTAACTGCCTGACAGCTTTATCAGCTTCTTTCTGCTCGGTTACTGGTGCCATCATATCAGACAGAGCGTCTGCGATAGAGCTTTCTTCTTCGGTTTGTAACAGGTAATCGACACCTATCATGTTCAAATCGGCATCCGTTAAACCGGCGTCTTTCCAATCAATATCGGGAACAATTCGGGCAAGAGCATCAAAATCCCAAGTACCTTGTGCGTTAGGGTTGTTCATCAAAATGTTCAACTCTTTTTCCTGCTGTTCGTCCACATCAATGACATCGACACGGATACAGTAGTCGTTATCGGGAAACTTCTGTAATTCGTCCATGACGGACAAACGCTGGTGTCCACTGACTACGGTTAGTCCTGTACGTTTATTCACCACAATACCACCGACCAAGCCAAATTTCTTGATACCACGCTTTAATGTCTTACGGGATTCATCGGATAGTTTTCTTGGGTTGTAGTCCGCAAAGTGAATGGCAGAGCGGTTAAGCTCCACCGATTCACTCTTTATGTATTTACTTAGTTCCATGTTAGCCATTGCTTAATCCAAACCCTCTCTGTCGAAGAGTATTCTTTTCGGCTCTCGCAATAAGATTATCGCGGGATTGTTTTGCGCGCCTACTTGCTGCACTACTACTCCATGTATTTCTTCTTCTCCAGTTCGCTTCGCTCAATCTTTCTGCTTGAGCGTAAATTTGTTCTCTTGTCTTCCTACGTCTAACTCGGCAATCCTCCTATTATTTTTGTTTATTATAGTATTCCCAAAGCACTCTTTCAGCCATTGGGAAAACTTTGTAAATTCTCTGTAAGTCCTGCGGGTAGTTCTTTTCCATCCAAAGCATACAATCAAGGTTGAAGCCTACTCCCGAACTGGCTTTCAATGAATATCTAACTGGTTCGGGTAAGTTGTGCTGCTTCATGTAAGCAAGGATATCCTTTTGTGTCCAATCAGCCAAAGGATAAACTATACCGTTATTCTCGTAACCGTTTACCTCATACCCTTTCAGCATAAGCCTGCGGTTCATACCATCAGCCTTTTTCATGCCTAAGAACGTGTAATAAACTCTGTGAGTAAGCTGCATAGCCTTTACCACATCAGCCAGTTTCAACAGTTTCACTTTTGGATTAGGCACACAATACATACCACCACGGAGGATGTAAGTGAGGTTCCAATGTGGTACTTGCACAAACTCTATCTTCGGATATTTGGCTTTAGTCCAGTTTATCCAGCGGTTAATGTGCTCTAAGTCCTTGACGAAGTACATGAACACACAAACAATCCGGTCAAACTTCGGATAGATTAAATCAAGTAGAACAAGCGAATCTTTTCCAAGTGATAAAAACAGCAAAGCCTCATTCGATTTTACCCGAATGAGGTCTATATACCGGTTCGCTTGCTCTACTTTATTCATAGCTAACCACCTGACAATCCAAATGAAATACGAAGATCACTGTAACGCTGTCTGCGTGATCCTAACTGTGTGGCACTTGCTGTACCCCTACGATTGGCGACTAATCTACCGCCTGCACCGGCACCGTTCATATTTCTGCGGGGGCCAGCTACTCTGTTTACTCTTCTTGCGACTCAGCAATAAAATTTAAATTAAACAATCAAAGATGTTTTTCTAATATCTTACCTAATGTATAATCCATTTGGGCTGCGAGATATTCTTCACCCTGATAGGGGTAAACAATATCATTACCGTCTTCATCGGTGAGAATGACCGCTTCTGCGTTCTTCACTTCAACGATAATATAAGGGCGTTTACCACTATAGGCACCCGTAAGAAGTTTAATCGCATCGTACTTAATCGGTTTCAACTCAACTTCACCCTCTTCAGGTAATTCTTCATCTACCTTGTACTCTTTGCCACCACATAAATAAGTGATATACTTCTTTGCGTTAGTCGGCCTAATTTCACGGTATTCGTGCGTTTTAGTACCAGATAAGATTTCATCGAAATATTTCTGTTTGATACTTAATGTAAGAATGTTCATAATCGTGTCGTTTTTTAAATTAATATTCATTGTTGCGGGTGCAGGCTCCGCCCCTGCGATTTCCACCAAGTCAAAGTGGCGAGATGACTAGACTTCTCTAACCCGCGATAGTACCCCAAAGATACTACCACAACCAAAGATAACGAAATATCTTCAAATTCTATCTGTGACAATCAGTTTTAAGTCACAAAATCTTTTTCAACCAGATATCTCTTTTCTCTCTGCACGCCCCTAAAGTTGATGCACAACAAGAAAACAATTCACCACTTTCAGCACGGTAGTCATACTGATACATTTTAACTCTCTTACCTCTCAACTTAGTGTTGTAAGTAGTGTAGTTCTCTTTACCGGACTGGCATACGCTGCAACCGTTTTTGTTTATTGAGTTCATAATTACTATAATTAATGTTTCACATTCAATCTTCCTTCACTCGTATAAGCCACTACAAGACCAGTTTCATCGTGCTGTATGGTGATGTACTTTTCATTCTTGTCAATGGTAGTAAAGTCGTACATGGTACATAGCTTGCCCAACACTTTGCCCAGTTGTTTCATCAGTGGAGCTTCGGGACTGATAACTAAAACTAAATCTGCTTTCATAATCGTGTGTATTATGGTAGCCTTCGGGCTACCGGATTAAACTTAGAACTTCTCAATTTTAAGATTGTCGTTAATGATGAACATACGTCCACATTCTAAAATCACGTGTGTATCTGTAATTCGCTTGATTACTCTTACTACATCATCGTGCGATATGCGTGGCGTACCGTCTGCATGACAACCATTAGACAAATCACCTGATACTCTATATCTCAAACCTACTGTAACTTCATTTACGTTCATAATCTTCTATATTGCGCAGGGCTTTCGCCCTGCTGATTAAACTTATGCTATATTTAATCTCTTGCCTCTCATTGCATTCAGTTCTGCTGCCATCTTATTTGCTGCTTCTTCTGTTACCTCTAAAGATGCCATGCTCTTATCATAACCATCTATTACCATATAATAACCTCTTGACTTCTTTACGTAAAACTCATTAGCTTTATGCTGCTTCATGTAACTTGTTGCTTTCATAATTGTGTGTATTTAAGCGTTAATACCAATTGCTTTTCTCATAAAGTCACTTGCTTGCTCTACTGACATATTCAGCTTCTTTTGAATCAGAATAAGCATACAGCTTACTTGTTCTTCTGTATCTAAGTTACCTTGTACAAACTCTGACATGATGAACTTTTCTATTGTTCTTTGCTTAATCACTGATGCTGCCATAATCGTATATTTTTTAATTGTTATTCAAACTTATGCTTCTCTATACCCCCTTGCATTCAACCAAGCTATTGCACCTTTGAGAGTTTTGAATCTTTTGCTACTTTCTACTGCCGTACAAGCTGAATAGCTCTTTTCATCATGAATAAACAATGCACCTTCATTCTCACCTTTCTTATAAGAAATAATATTCATATCTTTAAGTTTTAATTGTTATTACTTCGTTTCTGATGATGCAAATATAATGATTAAAATCATACACACAATAAATAAGCGTATTGTTTGTATGATTATTATCATATATTAACAAAAATAGCACAAGTATGACTATAACCTAAATATATTTTAAAATAAATGACTATATTCAATCAAAACAATAACAATTCATTTGTATATTCAGATTTTACCACTATATTTGCAACTGATTATAATCATACATGTATGGAAGTAAAGACAATAATCAAGCAGAAAGGCTTCACAATGGAAGCCGTTGCAAAAAAAATGGGTATAACAAGGGTTACACTTGCTCAAAACCTTAGTAGAAATCCGACAGTAGGAACATTGCAGAAAATAGCGGATGTTATCGGATGTAAGGTTGGTGACTTCTTTATCGATGATATGGATATTAAAGAGAATGAGAACACCATTATCTGCCCTCACTGTGGAAAGAAAATTAAAATAGAAAAAGGAGAATAGCTGTGGATGTTAATACAATTATCAATGTTGTTGCTATTATCTTAGCAGTAGGCAACTTTATATGCCTTTATAGCATATCTCGAAAGAAAGCTTACAATGAAGAGAAAGGAAAGAATCTTGCCACTAAAGAAGATATAGGCAATATTACCAATGAGATAAAATCTGTTGAAAGTAAATTCACAATACTTACAAATCTGCATTCTGGAATATTATCTGAAGAAAGAAATACAATTATCGAGTTCAATGAAAAATATTCTTTATGGGTTGGAAGTTATATGATTAATTGGAGGCTCAATAGCAATAATAATATTGATGTTGATGAATTCTCAAGAATATTAGAAAAAAATCAAGAATTATGTTATATATCCCTTTCTAAATTTGAACTTTTCATAGAAGACGAGGAATTAAATTGCTTAGCTCAAGAATTAATTATTAAGGCGGCACAATTAGAAGGATTAAGGAGTATTATTGAAGAGATACGTCCTTTAAATATCTTGTTAAATTCTGCTGAAGCGCAAGAAAGAAAAATCCAAGAAGAGCTAATAAAAAGAAAAGTGGAATTCCTTAAATCATACAATAATCAATATACATCATTATATAGAGAAATACCTGCAATCTTAAATGTCTTTCAACAGAAATGCCGAGACAGAATTTATAAATTATTAAAGCCGGAGCATTAAACTCCGGCTTTCAATTGATTAGCCCTTTAAATCTTAACCGATTAATAATCTCAGTATAAAGATAGTCTATATCTGCACGATAATCCTTATAATTGTTATAGTAAAACATGACATCAACGCAAAGGTTAGAAATTCCTGTCGGAGCTTTAAAGCCCAATATACCGGCAAGCATATCACGAATCCCCTTTGCAATCTTACCTCCAGCCAATGTACTGGGGGAATAAAGAAACAGAATAATGAAAATGAATTTCTGGCGGAAGCTGGCACCGGCCCTTCTTTCGGGTAATCCGCAATTCCCCACAACCTCACAGTACCATTTGTATATTACAGGAATAATATTAAGATCCGATAAAATAGGTTTGATCAGTTCTTGCTCTCTCTCCGAGAGTCTTAATTTCTGCTCTCTGATAGATTTAAGCTCCGATATTGCTGAAAATTCTCTCACCATAACACGATTATTTTAAAAGTAAATAGTATATTTGCATCATAATCGTGTAAGAGAGGAAGAATCTTGATTGGTCGTGCGGTCTGATTCTTCCTCTTCTATTTTAAAGGCTTATCTCTTTCCTGAATAATCCTGTTTCTTTCATCAATATTCCTCCCCCAGATTGCAGCCGAGTAAAGTGCTCTAGAATACAAAAAAAAGTTCCTTACTTGACGAAAGGAACTCAACTTTCAAAGCAGACTTTATTGAGTCTGTCAATAAATCATTGTCTATCATAATTATTGAGTTAATTTTTATTTTCTGAAAAACATATCTCCACTGATCGCTCGTGCGGCATCATCTCCTGTAAAACGGATGTACCGGAAAAAGTTTTGCTCTGACCGATGTCCGGTGAGTTTCATGATCTCCAATGTTTTCATGCGGCCGGTCAGATACATATTCGTGGCGGCCGATCTCCTGCCAGAAGTGATTTATATAGTCCTTTCTCGCTTGGTGGGACTGGACCGGTTGTGATAATTGTAATGCTTTGATCGTATCATTTAAAAGGTTATTAACTATTTAATTCTTTATCGGGCTATTTTTTATTGAAATCAAGCCCAATATTTTCCGAAACGATTGCATTTTATTATTTCATCTAATTTCAATTGTTTCCGACGGAACTTATTTATAGCCCGTTTCTCAAACTTTCTTTTTTTAGAACTGCAATGCTTCTTATCCATTCGACATTGGCGGCAATGGCATATCCCAATGCCTGTATGTGATTCCTTCATATCTTCTTTGTTTTACCCTAATTGATTCGTACATATTTACCTGTGAGGTCGCATGTCCTTAATACTTCTGCATTCTCTTCGCCGAAAGCGATTAAAATGCTACCACAACCGGGCGAATCTCCACGAGTACCGTTTGGGCGATAGAACCTAATACGATTTCGGAGGAACTTCATCGCCGTAGCTTTCTCAAAGATGATATCTTGGAACATCTTACTATCACAACGATTAAAAAGCAATGCTATACCGTTACCATGCTCCGCTAACTTGCGAACAAATTGCCCGATAAGAGGACGGGAATAAGGAGGATTAAGCCAAACACGACCCGCCCACTCCTTCGTTAACCCGTCATCGCTCTTATTGTACATTATCTTAGCTGTCTGCCAAAGTGGATTTATGGGAGCGCACGGGTCGAGGTCAAATTTGCCTAAACTGTCTATTATTTCTTTCGGTGTATACCATTCATCGGTAGCAGCAGCCGATCTTTCAAAACTTGTGTTCATTTCTATTCGGTTTTGAAGATTAATACTTCTTCCCATGCATCTTCTCACGGAGTTTATTATACTTCATCTTCTGCTCAATATGCCAAAGTAGGTCAATTTCAAGATGTTTGGCAAGTCCGAAGATAGACAGTACCATATCGTTAATGGTAGTATGTAAGTCATATAAGCCATCATACCTCACAGGAAGTGTAGATATGGCATAAATGGACTCTGTGAATGTTTCGTCTTTGCAGGATTCTGCCATATCATCGATGCAATCACCTATATCTTTAGTTGCAATTTCAAGAGAAATATTTCGCAGACCTGCAAAGTCAAATAGACGAATAACTGCATCGGCAAGTTCATCCTCGATGGTATCTTTGATATATCTATTGAATACGTTGATAAACTTTTCTTCATTTGTTAGCCACCCTTGACACTCGCTATATTCACCGGTCTTATACTTTTCTTTATCAAAGTGTCTACTTTTTCTGTCTGCTTCCACAGCTTCCATTAACTCACTTATGACAAGACAAAAGCAATGTTCGTTACTCAATACTTCATTGTGAAAACCATGTTCACAAGCGATTTTGTATGCCCTATCACGGAGGGCGTTTAAGTCTATTTTATTCATTATTATACTGTTATTAGTTAATCAAAACCATAAAATTGACCATGCTTATTGAAGTCGGGAACTTCTTTTATTGTAGGACGTTTTTCTAAATGTTGCGCTTTCTCTCGCAAATCGAGAGAAAGTTCGTTAGCTTCTAAAACCATTTTAACCCCTGTTTCTACAATTCTTCTGTTTTCACATTCCTTACAATGTGGACTATTGCAATTACATTTAATCTTGTTCATATCTATCTTGATTTGATTAAAAACGGAAGATCATCACCAAACACTGGACGGCAATCTATAACTATAAACTTATTTACTTCAAAAGATTTGATAAAATAAAAAAACATAAGCCTTTCTATTCAAAGACTTTGCTAATCGTTTAGCCTCTGTCTCGGCGCTTGTCAGATCGCTGTGTTTATATGCCGGGATATGTTCACCTTCTACATATACCATAAAGAAAAAAATTCTTTCTCGTTCATGTTTATTTAGAATTTACTTATTCATTGAATCTTCCTCAATGATAAAAATTTTGTTGACACTAAAATTTATGATATATCATTGTAGGCATGGATGTTGAATTTTGTCATATCATATATCATTTATATATTTGTTGCTAAATAATTTAGAATATTTTGCAATGTCTAATTTTGAAATTATTATTAATTGTATTACAGCCCTTGGGTCATTAGCGACCGCAGGGAGTTTTATTTATGTGATAAAAAGCCAAAAAGGAACACAGAAACAGATTGGTAGTTTGTCTCAGATGGCGAACACGTTTGCACGTCAATATGAAATAGCTCGTATTCAAGCCGGGAATACCATATATCCCAAAATCCAAATTATATTGAAACATGATGAAATATGGGGTATGAAGATATTAGTTAAAAACCTTTCTTATCCCATAAGTATTTACCGTATCATCGTACAGACTGGCCAATATCATTGTGATATAACCATATCCCCCCCCCCAAAAAAGACAATTACATTTCTATAAGACAAGGAGAAACTATCCCCGTATTACCCGGTAAAATAACACAAAATCCCTTGTACTTTTCTTCTGCATCTATCCAGTTCTTTTTAATTACCCCTTTCGAAGAGGCGTATGAAGTAAGATATGCGGTCGAAAATAAACAAGAGCCTTATCAATCGGAAGCCATCCCCATCCTGTACCGTAAAGAAGACCATGAAAACGACACAGAACCTGCTATCAAAATCAAGGAATATGCTATACAAGGGAATATACCTGGAACAGTAAAAGATAATTTTCCTGAAATTTCGCGGAACTCAGACGATTATTTAATTCCTCCGGAATAAATAAAGGTGGACAATATTCAGGTGTTAGAAGAGTATTAAATATCTCCATATTGTATTGTTTTGATGGTTATTTATTCTCGAAAATATGCGCAAACACACACTTTTCATCAGACAGTTCCAAGCCGAGTTGCGACGGGAACCGTTTGATATAATTATAAAACTCGAACATCTTCTTCTCATCATCACCGCAGCGATCTATTAACAATTTAATGAAGGCAAGAAGACAATCAGAGTCATTTCCGAAGTTTTCCTGTGTGGATAATTGCGTCTTGTCAACATCCTGTTTTAGCCTTCGGATGGCGGAAATCGCAGTGTTGAAGTTGCGTTTTGCATCATGACGCAATTCATAGCCTTGTTTTCCCATTTCACTTCTCAAATCGTATAGAAGCGTTTCCACGACGTCAGTCAACACGTAGGTTAGGTTGAGCGTCGTATTAAGATTTGTTGTTCCTACTAACATGATTTATTTATTTCTTAAGCTTATAAAGCCTCGTTTAACCAACTCTATCAGATCCGACATATTTTCTTCACTTATTTCTGCCTGAGTCTCACCATTTACAGATATATAGTGAGGAATGCCAAATCGATCACGGATTCTCTTACGGATAACAGGAGTAGACTTGTTCTCCCAGTAAATTGTAACTACCATATCTAAAATGGATTATCATCCTCTACACCAGATTGTTTACCTCCTAATAATGGGACATAATCAAGATTATAAAAGCAAGTCGTAGCGGCATTGAACCCACATATGAACCGTAGAAGTCCAATATTTCGTCCTTTAGCAATATCTATCATAGCCGTCCCTTTGGTATCTACATTAGAAAAATCGTTCGGATAGGATTTATTGTTAACCTCAGGCCGATAGATCAAAATGACAACATCGGCAGCTTCCGCTATTTGTCCGCTGTCACGAAGTCGCCCCAATGTAGGAACCGGATTCATTGTATCCCTATTCAACTGAGAAAGGGCTATAATCCAAATGTCAAGTTCTTTAGCTAAGTTCTTTAATCGCCTAGCCACATCCCCCATCTGTTGTTCTTTATTAGCTCCCTTCATATTCACATTCAAGATCTGAAGATAATCGATAATAGCACCGTCTATTCCAAACTTCAATTTCATATATCGGATAGATGAAATGATAGTATCAATATTAGAAGTGCTTCTATCATCAAAGTATATTCCCTTTCCCGACATTTTACCTACTCCAACATCTATCGCTTGTATCTGTGAATCAGTCAAACGTGAATACATGATTTGATTAGCCGGAACCCCACTTTCCATAGAGAGAATACGAGCCGTTATTTGCTCCTTTTTCATCTCCATTGAATACATAGCTATCTTAGCGCCCAAAGACGCTGCATTTCGCATAATAGACACCGCAAAAGATGTTTTACCTTGGCTTGTCTCCCCTGCAATAATTATCAAGTCTGATTTTTGCAATCCGCCTGACTTTGAATCAATTTTTTCAAATCCAGTAGGAATACCCGTTAATTGTCTATTCCCTAAAAGATTATCATTTATCATGCCATATACACTTTCAAGTCCATCGTTAATGGTTGAAATAGTAGTGCTACTTGATTTGAAAAGCGATGCAAGTTCATTACTCACCGAATTAGAGACATCGAGAATATCCTCTGCTTCTGAATAAGAGTTTGATACAAGATACTGTCCTATATCCCAAAATTTACGTCTTATCGCTAGATCGTGCAGCCGTGCTGCATACTGGTATAAATCAAAAGTACAGTTAGAAGCAATTCGCATATACTCCATAAGGTCAAACTTCACCCCATTAGCAATAAGTTTATTCTTGACCGCTACCACATCAGGCCGACTGCCAGACGATGCCACTTGAAGGATAGCTTCGTATATCTGAAGATGGAATGGATTATAGAAAGAATCCTTGGATAATAACTCCCTCACTTCTTCAAGCGCATTGCGTTCAGTGATAATAGTACCTAAGACAATCTTCTCAGAATCTTCATCTCGTAGTTGCACATTAATTTCCATATTCTTTTTTTGCCCAGTTTAATACAGTCCTGTAAAGGTTAGTATATCGTTTACGTAGATCCTTTCGATTCTCTATCTGCTCGATGATGTCAGCAATCTGTTTACCCGTATATTTCTCTTTGAGTTTTAGAAACTCCGCTTCCGTGATTTGGGAAGAGAAGTTTTTAGCATTGCTGCAATAAGGAGCGTTCCGTTTTAGCCAGTCATTGAATTTTAGAAAATCAGGATTTGAAGAAGCGGATGAAGAAGCTTTGGCTTCTTTCTTATCTCCGTTAGGAGATTCTTTCTTATCTTCCTTTTCCTCTTCCTTTTCCTCCGTAGTGTTCACGTCGTTATCACGTAGTGTTGACGTAGTGTTCACATCGTTATCATTTAAAGCCTTACTAATCAATTCTTTTACTATACCCTTACCGATATAAGACTTATCGTATCTCTTATCAAGGACTTGATGACTACGGAATGTGCGGATAAAGTAGTAGCTTTCTTCTGCGTGAATAATAGGTACTAACATCCGGGCATCCACTAAGGCATCTATCCACTTTTTTATTTCAGATACTCGTAAATTTTCATCGTAAGGGAATATTTGAGACTTGAGTAATGCAGCATTACCTTTGATAACTCCGAAATCATCAGCAAAATTCCAACAACCAATAAAGAAAAGACGGCATGGAATTGGTAGTTTACCTATCTTTTCATCTTCCCAAAATTCAGGTTTGATTGTTCTTATTCGTGCCATACAAACATTTTATTAGGTAATACAGATTATATTCTCCACTTTGGGGACACTTTGGAATATGCTCAATGTCCTTAATTACTTCTTTTATACTTTTCATATTAGAATCTCACATTAGTTAGTTGTCTACCTTTGGAGTAAACGGCCCATTTGCCATTGCTTCCATCAACAAGCCTTAAATCAGATACTTCACCGAAGCGTTTGATGTTTCCACATAAATCTACAATCCATCCAACCTCTTTCTGGGGATGTGGACGAATAGCCCGACCAACTATCTGATACCACATAGCAAGTGACATCGTAGGACGGGCCATAAC